TATGCTGACTTGGAAATTTTAATTACGCGTGGAACGGGAACCCGACCTGGCAACTTCGGCCAGCGTTTGAAACACAAGCGAATGGAAACTGCTCCCCAGCGATGCTTCACGTCGGCCATCCGTGAGGGCTCCAAGTAGCCGATTTCTCTGTCCAGCGACCGGCGATTAACCCGACAGACCGTAGCAAGCCACTCTTTGTCAAGGTGTGGTGTCCATCCATCCGTCTGGGTTCTGGCTAATACGGCAAAGATCAGAGCCCAGGTGGCGGCACCGTGGCATAGCCTGGGAAGATCAGCTAACCACGGATAGAGATACGGGATTTTTCGCCGGTGCTTTCGGATTGCCGCAAAAAGAGTATTTGGATTACAGTCTGACTTGACGCCATGCAGTATCATTGGAGATCTCCTGGATTTTTGGAAGGGGAGTTTCTAACGGGGCGATCAGCACTGCCTTGATGGTGGTGACCGCCCCTGGCACTGAATCGGCAGCGAGCCGATCCGGACGCAACAATCATAGCACCCCTTGAAACATATTGCAAGGGGAATCCGGCGATGGGTCTTGAACTCAAGGCAATTCGGAGTATACACCCAAAAACAGGTGATTTCAAGAAGTTTTTTTCTGAAACAGGGAAGAAAAGGCGAAAACAAGACGCGAATGTCTCTATTTCATGCCATGTCAGGACACGCACGTCCGAACCGGGGGGGGAATATATAAGGTACTTAAAACTGAAAACCAAGAAGGAAGGCGGGCGGGTTTCTTCGGTCGAGAGTACCCTACTTCGAGACGGGCCGGCCCGCCCGCCGTTTCTTCGTTTTCTGCTAACGGACCAAGACGGCCCGGCGCGCAGCCTCGCTCCGCTGTTTCGGCGTCAACTTGCTGGCGCGTGCCAAACCGCCCTTCCTGCCCATCGTGAACGAATCCCATTCAGTCGTGGGCGATTGAAGAAGTTCCAGTGAGCGAATGAGGTCCTGAATCTGTGCGTATCGCGCCTTCAATGCCGCGATACATCTATACAGATGATCATCCGTCATCGTGCCAGTGGTCCTCTCTTACCCTAGCCTTTCAGCTTGTGCCACCGAGCCAAAGCAGCCCCGCGCGCAATCTCTTCCCGACGCTGGTAGGCCTCCAACCACAATATCTCGAAGTCTAAATCAGTAGCGCGCTTTCGAAGGAGCATCAAACAATACGCAACATTACTTTATGTCACGGCGTTTCCTCTTTCGAGCCTTGGACCAACGGGCCAAAGCCGCCTTCTTCGCGGAAACACTTAACTGTTTTTTACTGAGCTTCTTTGCGCGTGCAAGGCCGCCCAAGTGGCCCATCTGATGAGAATCCATGACCCCATAGTACCTGCGAAGAGTCACGCATTGCAATATTCGTGCAGAATTCTCTTGACATGCGTAAAGCTACGCAGTAAACTTGGAATCGTGATTGAGACACCCTTTGGCATCCGTTCCGAGATCCGCTACCGCCCCGCGAAGCCGATTCGAGACCCTGAGTACCGCCGATGGGTGAAGAGACTGCCATGCGCCGCGTGCGGGCGATCCTGGGGTATTGATCCGGCGCACACCGGCCCGCACGGGATGTCCCAGAAGGCTTCAGACCTGACGTGCATCCCGCTCTGCCGGCGATGCCACGACGCCTTTGACGCCGCGCCCCAAGACTTCGCAGAGCAACATCGGATCGAGGTTTCGGCACTGATTCAACGGCTAAACCAGGAGTACAGCGAAACCCAAAGGCGGAAGGTGGCATGATGACACTTAATTCTTTTGAAGCGATTCTACGGGGCCAGTGGTCCCACCTCGAGGCTGTGATCCGTGGTCCGGTGCCCTACTGGCTCACCACCATGCGCCAGTGGACTTCCCAGGGAGTCATCTGCTGGACCGTCCTGGTGATTGCTACGCTTGCCACCGCGCGGACCTGCCGGAGGTGCAAATAGCCATGGCAAACGAAGCCCTTATCCAACGTGTCCGAGCCTCAGCCGGCGGCGGGCGCATTCACCAGGTAGAGCAGTTGATCGGAGCCTACCGAATGTACGGCGCCGTCCTCGAGCGCAGACCGGCCGACCGAGACAGCCGGCAGAAATTCCAGGCCGTCGAAGCCCAACTGGAAAGGCAGGTATGCTGATGGACCGTTTCACCGAGGAATCCGTTTTCGGCCCGGCGCAGAACTTCCGGCTGAGCCGGCAAGCCGAGCCGAAGCCCTTCTTTGCCATCGCAGAGCCTTGCCAGCGGTGCGGGCGCCCGCTCGACGGTACGGAGTGCCCGTGCGAAGACGATCCCGAAACGCCTGTAGAGCCTCGGTGCCCGATTGAATACGCGCTGATTCTGCAAGCCCAAGCCGTCGCACAACTGAACTACCAGGTGAAACTCCACCGGCTTACATGCCCCATCTGCCAGCGCACGCACAAGGAAGCCGGCCGCGAGCCAGGCCGCACCACATGGGAGAAGGCCGCTTGATGCGTACCAGCGACGATGTGACAGCCGAATCCGCTTACAGGTTGAGCCAAAGCCGACAGGAGGCAATCGCGGCCCGCCGCAAACTGACCCGATTTCGTATTTTGATCGTTTTGCAGTGGGCCTTCATCATATGGCTCATCTGGTCCAGGAGGCCTTGCTGATGCCCCTTTACGGCCCATTGTCGCCCACAGAATCCGCCGCGCGCCGTCCAGAGCCGCTACGCCCCGGCCAACACATCAACCATGTACGTTTTGAAGAGGCGCATCCGTACCGCGTGGTGGGACCTGAGAACATACCGCAGCGCCGGTTCGCAACGCTTGTATGCGCCGCCAGAACAGTAGCGTACGCCGGCCCGCGCTTCCACGTCGAGTGCGGAGACTTCCGCGCCTCATACCACGAGTGCCAGCGCTTCGCAAACAACGCCGATTTTGACCGCCAGGTGCAAGAGGCCCGGGAAGACGCGAAGTACTGGGAGAAGATCAAGGAGCCTAAATGAACGTCCACTTCGAACCCAACGTACCCCAGACTTTGGCCCTTCAGGAACCAAGAGCCGAGCAGTTCGGAGACTACGAGATCACATACACGCTCACCGACGGCCGGCTACTGAAAGTCTCCAAGGCCGTCGCCGCGAAAATCAACGAGTTGGACTTGCAGCCCGGCGAAACCTTTGGGATCTGCAAGCAGATGGTCTTCAATGAGCAGCGCAGGCGCGACACGCCAGTCTGGACGGTCTGGTTAACCCCGGAGACCGAGAAGGCCAGGACCAAGCAGGAGACACAGCCGCCCATGACGCTGGCCGACGTGAAGCGACCGGGGAAGGTCCGTAGCATCCGCAAAAAAGGACCAGAGCAGCAAACCTTGATATTCGACCGAGACCTTTTGGAACTGGTAATGCTATGAAATCCCCGCAAAACTGGGCCATTTATTGTCTCAAAGATCCACGCACCGGCACAGTTCGTTATGTCGGCTGGACTTCACAAACACCCACAAGGCGTATGACATGCCATCTTTCAGAAGCACTTCACGAGTCGCGACAAGCACATACATTCAAATCCAGATGGATTCGCCTCCTGCTAACCACAGGGGTTCGACCTGTCATGGAAGTTCTGGAAACAGGCATAGGCGATTCCTGGGCATCAGCAGAACAACGGTGGATAGCATTCTTTCGTGGTAACGGGGCGGCTCTCACAAATGGATCAGACGGAGGAGAAGGCAATTTGGGCTACAGTCCACCGCCAGAGGTTCGAGAGAAGATCTCACGCGCAAACAAGGGCTGCAAACGTTCGCCTGAGCATATAGCCAAAATGGCAGCAGCGGCTCGGCTGGCAAACACTGGGAGGCACCGTTCGCCGGAAATCACAGAAAAAATTGCGAGCCAGCTACGTGGAGTTCCAAGACCTCCTGAAGTGTGGGAAAACTGCCGCAAAGCCTCAAAAGGCCGGATCGTATCAAAAGAAACCCGCCAAAAACTCTCCGATTGTCGAAGGGGAAAGCCTCTATCTTTGGAAACTCGGGCGAGAATGAGTGAATCGGCCAAACACAAACCGCCCATGAGTGCTGAAACTCGCGCTCTCTTATCTGCAAAACTGAAAGGTCGCACATGCGGAACTCCAGAAGGACGTAGGAGCCGAATCGAAAAGATGCGGGGCCGCATAAATCCCAAAGCGATAGCCGCCATGATCGCGGCAAACACCGGCTCCAAACACCCACCCGAAACAGCAGCTAAAAATGCGGCAACCCGTGCTAGCTGGCCCCCCGAATATCGGGCCGAAGTTGGTAGGCGAATCAGCGAGAAGTGCAAAGGCCGAAAACATTCAGCCGAAACACGGGAAAAACTCGCCGCATGGCATCGGGGCCGTAAAGCTTCTCCAGAAACGCTCATCAGAATGAGCGAATCTGCCAAGCGGAAGAGTTCAGCCAGCAACAACGGGTTGCTGAGCCTGTGGGAGCGCTGATGAACTCCACCGAAGCAGAAATGGCTCTTGACGATATCCAAAGAGTTCTTGGAGTTGCCAAACGGGTCATCGCAGCGCAGTTATCCCGACGAGCAGCAACCTGCACACCCACCTGTAACGCCAATCTCGTACCCGGCATGGCACACAATTGCGCACTGGGAGTGCGGGTACGGGAAATTGTGGACCGCCTAGTGTGGGAGACACCAGCGGCAAGACGTGAAATAGAAGATGTTTTAATTTCCGCCAGCAACTCAGGGTTGCTGAGCCTGTGGGAGCGCTGAACATGGCACAGACCAAGACGCGAAGCGAAGAGGTCCGAAAGATCATCAAGGCATTGCTGGAAGCCGGAGACGCCAGCGCAGCCGCATCAAGCACCGGCAATCCGGCTGAACTCAACAAGGCGGAGCGCCAAACTGACCGGGCGATCACCAAGGCCTACAGGTTCATGACGGGCGAAGACCCGCCGACTGGCGACCTCGTGGAATTCGTCTACGGAGAGCCAGAATGAACAGCTTTCAGTACGCCATAGCCAAAGCCGCTTGGGAAGCCTCCTACGAAGCCAACCACGAGGACGAGTTCGCAGGCTTTGACGATCTCAGCCCGAAAAGACAACGCGCATGGCTTGCGGCTGCCATCGCAGCGCTTGAAAAAGCTGCCGAATACGCCGCTGGAAGGTCCCAATGAACAGTTTTCAGTACGCCATAGCCAAAGCCGCGGAAGCATTTGAAAACGAGTTTCTGATCCGGCTGGCCGCCACCTGGTTAAAGTGCCGATGGTGGATCATGGGACACCGGCTGTACGGAGGCCCCTACGACCTTCCAGGAACGCTGTTGGCGATGGAGGACTATGCCGCCGAAATGCGCCTCCTGTGCGCTGAAATCAAGGTGCGCCCTCATGTATGAGCCCGACAAGTGCCCGCACTGCGGCAAGCGCGCCATGCCCGCAATACGCCCCGAGAGCAAGGCCACTGCGAGACGTTGCCAAGAGTGCGGGTACGTTGAAGACTTCCGACAAGGAGCAAACTTTGAAACCAGAGAAAACGCTGCTAATGGAAATTCTCAGAGATGAAATTCGAGCGAAACTACCGAGTTTCACTCGATTGTGTAACCAAGACGCTCCGCCGACCATCCTGATGCACCAAGACACCTTCGGGATCAGCGACGAAGAGATGTTGCTACTCGGGAAAGCCATCAAATACGGTGGTAGCCACGGCAAGACCATAACGGTGATTCCATGAGCCGTCTTTTAAGGGTGACCTACCGCGCCACCTTCCAGCAGCCCAAACAGGGTCCGCTAAATCTGATGGGCTGCCGCATGCTCATCGCGTGGTACGCCGAAGTCTACCAGGCCACCAAAGAACGCTGGTCGGCCCGCACACCTTTGGATAAGCCCGACACGCCCAAAAACGAGCCGTGGCCACTCCAACACGGCGCCACAGCCGAGCAGATGCGCCTGAACGTCGCCGAAGCCTTCGAAACGCAACTGACGCCCTGGGAAATGTGGGGCAACCCCGGCACAAAAATGGACTCAGCCCGTCTTTTACAGCCCGAAGAGGTTGAGATCCGAGAGAATGGACAAGTCTACTTCAAGGAGCCAAAATAATGGACCGCAGAGAGATTTTGAACGAACTACAGCAGATCGTCGCCATCACGGACACCGTAGGTTCAGACTACGGCATTCCAGAAGTCGCCCGCCGCGCCAAGAGTCTAATCCAGGTGGTCGAATCCTGGCCAATAGCCTTCCCGCCGGCCCCGTTTGTCAGCGATCAATGCGCCGAAAGACACCACTGCAAATGTCAAACAGAGCATGAATGCCACTGCTCCTGCCACGACCGGTGTGGCCGAGGCCCAGAAGCCCCACAGCAGCCCGCTGAACCCGCGCTTCCCACCGTGCCCAAGCCGTTCGCAGCATGGCGAAAGGAGCAGGAAGCCGCCTACGAACCTGGCTCTGACGCCAGCGCAGCCAGCGGACCGGCCGCCCGCCACATCGACACCCCAGACGAGCTGCTGGAACTCCTGGCCGGCGTATCCAGTGATCCCCAAGTAGAAGGGCTCAGCTTGGCGCAGAAGGCATCTACCATGGCACTGCTGCACATTGCCAAGACTTTGCCGCAAATCTCGTACCAGCTCGAAGACATCGACACCGCACTGGAACAGATTGGCATACCGATAGACAATGGGGCCAAGACGCTGGAGCAGCTCGCCGAGATGCAGCGCACGGCTATGGATTACCTAATGGACAAGAGCGTTGCCGCAACCGCACCGCAGCCAATGCGAATCTATGTCAAACGCTCCCGCAGACGCGCTGCCGAAGCCTGCACAAGCGCACGAGCGGCCGAGGCGAACGAAATGGCCCGCAAGATCGTTGCAGAAATCGAGGTTGTGTCACCAGAAGACGAAGCCGAAAAAACAGTCAGAATCGCCCTCATGCTTCGCCGCTGGCGGTACGGAGATGATGCGAAAGAATCCCCCACCAGCCCCCAGAAGCCGAGCTAAAGCGCACAGGGAGGCCAGTCATGGGCGATCTGCTACAGTTCGAGAAGCGTAAGGCCGGCCGGCCCAGGCTCTCACCACCAATCGTGCACAGCGACTCGCTATGCTCCTGTGGCCAGCCAAAGCCTCCCCTTGCCCGGGCCTGCCGGGAATGCTCTTGGCGAGATGAGCAGATCTTCGCGCGGCTGGACAGAGCCACCAGAACCGGCCGGCAATTGGCCAGGCGGGCCGAATATCTCATCCAAAACGGCAAGGAAGAACTGCTCGAGCAGGAATTCCGCTGATGAAGCCCCTTTCAGGCGTATACTTATAGCCATGAGACCTAAACTCTTGGCCTTGCTCCTCTCCCTTGGCAGCCTTGCAGCCTACGGCCAAGCTCCCGACTGCCAATTCACCCAAACCTTCACCGCGACCGGCTACGGCGTCACCGCGTCCAACCAGGCCGTGGCAAACCTCGGAACGCAATGCGTCACCTGGCGGCTCTCCTACTACGCCGACAACATGACGGCCCTTTCAATCCAGATCGAAGGCGCACCAGACTCTGCCGGCTCTCCTGGAACGTTCTCAGCCGTGCCCACCACCGCATGCTCGAGCACCGTGCAGCCACCATGTATGCTTGACGGCGCGAACCCATTGACGGATATCAACCACAATACTGAAGCGTTCCGCGGATACTACGCATGGATCGCTTTACACGTTACAGTTTTCACGTCTCCCGGCTCCGGCGAGATCACCGCCCGCATGTACGGGTACAAAGGCACGTCCTCAGCCAGCGTAATAGGGGGAGGCGGTGGCGTACCAGTAATCCCCTGTATCGGCACTCCTGGCGCGACCGCAGGTGCTTACCTTCAGCAGTGCCAGACCACTGCTGGAGCAATCTATGCGTGCAACAACCCTGCGAATTGCACGGTGGCTGTTGACTGGGTCACCGGCTCAGCCACCGTCAGCAAAGCCTCTACAACGGTTACCTTAGGGCCAATCGTTGACGGAGGCTGCGCCGAGACGCCCGTCTTCAATTTTGCCGGCATTTTGGCCGGCGACACGGTTTTTGCCGGGACCACCTCGACAGGAATGCCCGCCAGCGTGACGGTGGCCGCCAAGGTGGTTTCTAACAATGTTGTCGCTGTTGATGTTTGCAATCTCAGCGGCGGAATTTACACGGTTTCAAACGCGACCTTCACGGTCGCTATGGCAAAATAGGAGAATTTTAAAATGAAACGCTTGGTTCTATTCGCAGTTTGCAGTCTCACGCTGTTCGCTCAAGCTCCCGTGCAACGCTATACCTCTATTCTCAACGAGGGAGCGACCGGAACAACCGTTGCCACAATCACATCCCTGACTGGGGCTCCTTCCAAGGCCATCAAGACCACCGTCGGCTGCGCCGGCATCGTCGGCGTCACCGTGGGAGGGGCCGGCATCACCGGCAGCGCGATTATCGCCACCAATGGGAATGCCTCCATCGTTTTCGACGGGAACACCGTAGCCGGAGATTATTTCACCTGTTCGGGAACCGTCGCGGGCAACGCTCACGATACCGGATCCAGTACCTATCCGACAGGTGGTTGGGTGGGAGGAATCGTGCTCACGACGAATGCCGGGACTGGCACGTATGCCGCGGTTCTATTTCCTCAGCAGGCGCTCGCCGGAGCCAATGTCGCATTGAGCAATCTCGTCAGCCCGGTGGTTAGCCAGACATTGGAATTTGCCGCCACCAAAAGCGTGGGCGATACGACGGCACCCCCTCAGTATCTCTATTTTTACGGGGCTGGAACGCAGGGATCCGATTCTTTCGAGTTCATCGGAACACCATCCGGGAATCAGCAGATCACCATTTCTGGATCCGGAACAATAGGGTTCCGGCTGATCGGAACAGCTACTATTACACCCGGATCGCTGGTGGACGGTGCCTGCGCGGATCAATCCCCCACGGTTGCGCTCACCGGTGCCGTCGCCGGAGATCCGGCCGTGATAGGCGCTCCGTCTACGCTTGCGGCGGGGTTATACGCCCTAGGAGTGACGACCGCCACCAACACGATTACAGTTCGGCTGTGCAACCTGAGCGGAGGTACGCTTACGCCAGCCAGTGGCACATACACGGCAACTATTGTGCATTAAGCCGCGCATCCCACGACAGGAAACACTCATGAAAACAGTCATCAGCGGGGCTCTCCTAGCGGTTTCTCTCGCAATGACGGCAGACTGGTTGTGCGCTCAGGACCCCGTTCTCCGGCAGCCCAGCCCAAGCATCGCAACCGATACCGCCTCTCTCGGGCCAGAACTGACCACTAGCGGGAGTTGCAACGGAACAGGCTGGACAGGGACTTACCCGAATTACATTGCGCCAGGCACCTCCGCCGCGTTGACTTGCACCGGCTTTGCGAGTGGCCAGTTTTACCAGACGGTGACTTCCATTGGGGCCGGTGGCTCTGGGGGCGTTACCGTCGCAATCGGAACTGCCCAAACCGTTTACGAAACAAGTGGAATCGTCACGGCGGGCCTGAAGGCCAATGGCACGGCATTGACGTACACGCCAGATTCTACCTACACGGGGACGATTGGAATAAGTGCAAAGCTAATAACGCCGATTTCAACCTTTTCTTACGTCGGACGGGATTCGACGAACGCTGTCTCTACCCAGTTTCTCCGGCAGACACTTGCATCGTTGGTGAACGACTTCGGAGACGACAGCGGGGCTTACTGTACGACTTGCAGCTACAACTCGAACAGCGGCGCTCAGGGACTGTTCAGTATCACCACGGGAGGCGCTAACACGAACAGCGGCGCTCA